CCTCATTGTTGTCAGCTTCAACGTATGTAACGGCCTCGTATGAAATTATTCCCCAGCATTTGAATTCCATTACCATCCCTCCAGTAGATACGTTCTTTTGTGCTCCAGTAAATACGTGCCTAGCAAATACGTTGTCATGGCTTTATATCCTCACTGGGTGGGGGGTGTCTCCGGTGACCCCTTCTCGGTAGCTTCACGGTATTTCTTTACCTGTTCAGGGGTTAGTATATAGCGAAGCACACGCAGATTAGTCCAGTATCTATCTGCATCGCCAGACCCCCAACAGGTATCACAAACATCACCTGTTATCATTTGTCCGCCGATACCACCATGCCATGTTGCAGTGCTAGGATAACTACGTCTACCACGTCCGCCACAAGCAGGGCAGGGGTGTTCAATATCAAGCCATGAAAAGATTGCGGTATTTAGCTTCGTGACAATATCTTCTGGCGATTCCCACCCCAAAGCGATAAGTTTTTCAATCTGAGCTTTGGATATTACTTGACTCCACCCTAACGGCAAGTCGCCGTACATGAACTTGTCGAGAGTACCAGCTTGGTAATCCTTCCAAAGTTTACGTGTTTCATCAGGACTCAGTTCTACGCCCCTTGCCGAATTATCATTTTGTGTGACCATTTTCTCTTTCCTCACTGTTTGCCGAATAGCCTATTTTTATTGTAGAAACTAGGTGGTAACACGATGTATCCTCCAATAAGGGCTTTTACATTATTATTTCTTAATTTGATGTTCACCGAATCGGCGGCAGCAGGCTTTACACAGGTACTGCTGGACTTTGCCGATAGTGGCGTGGTATTGATTACCCTGTTTTATGGTATTGGTAGAGGCGCAATTTGGGCATTTATTTATAGTCACTGGCTTCCTCCCTGGCTTTTTCGGCTCGCGCCATAGCCTCCTCATAGGCTTTCTGTGCTCGCGCCATAGCCTCCTCATAGGCTTTCTGTGCTCGCGCCCTAGCCTCACGAAGGGCTTTTTGGGCTGGTGGCATAGCCTCAAAAAAGGCTTTATCGGCTTGTGCCGTAGCCTCACGAAAGGCTTTTTCGGCTGGTGTCTGAGTCATTCTACTGTGTAGATTCATGCTTTCAAGACTGAATTCTTTATGGTTCTTCATTATTTTACTTTTTACCCTCACTTTTTACCCTCACTTTCTAATATCTGTTAATATTATTGCATAGATATATAAATATGTCAAGTACCAATATATGAAGCTAAAAACACGTTTACGTGTAATATATAAGGCGACTAACGGTAGCGTGTTGACAATTGCGTAAAAGTGTGGTATGTCTTAAATAGGGTTCGACTATGCTCACCCTGAAGGTGTGCGTTCCCAGCGTACGTACAACCGTTAACATAAGGGGGACTAATGTTTTATCCAACGAGCCAAGCTCAAGCCAAGTCGGATAGTGCGGGAGTTCGGCGTACTCTCTCTAAAGGAGTTCTACGTGCCATTAAGTAGAAAGAGAATGAAGGCATTACAGCAGCAGGTACGCAAGGCTAAAGATTTCAATTCTGTCAAACCTATGTCAAACCTAAATTATCCCCCCATTGTTCAAGCTCTAGCGGACCCAGCACGCCGGCACAAATTAAAGCTCATTCACGATGCACTTAAAAACGCTCATTCCGATCTCAGACCTCACGTCTGGTATGGCTTATCCGGAGACCACGTTCTCAATTTTAAATCTATTTGCCACTTGTTGGATGCCACCGTGATACCCAAGTGATACATTTAGGAGTTTTTATTATGTCTACACATGGTACTACTCACAAAAGTTCGCAACTCAAAAAAGCCTTTCTCTCTACTTATCCTGACGCATTCACTGTGACCGAGGCTTGTAAGCGTGTTGGTATAGATAGGAGGTCATTTTATTCATGGCTTGAGAATGATGCAGCTTTCAAGACTGACTTTGAGTATGCAAAGCAGGCAGCGGTGGAGCTATTAGAGCGGGCATGTCGGACTCGGGCAACACGTGCAAAATCACCCTCTGACCTGATGGCAATATTTCTACTGAAGGGTGCAGCGCCTGACAAGTACCGAGAGCGGATAGACAGCAGAGTAAGTGGAGATGTGAGGATTAGGGTAGTGGAGGAATAGATGCCTTTGAGGCTACGATGGGGGGATACAGTATGGTCAGGATGCCAAAGTCTGTCAGAAATTGATTGTAGGTAGTGAGAACAAATTAGGTTGGACAGGAGCATAATTAGGTTGGACAGGAGCATAATTAGGTTGGACAGGTTGGACAAATGTCATTAAGCAAAGAGAGGGATAGGGAGAGGAAGCGGGCAGTTAGGTTGGACAACCTTATTGTCCAACCTAACGTTATACCTGAACAAGATAAAAGCGTTATACCTAAACCGCCAGAGGGCATGACCAATGAGGAGATAGTTGAGTTATGGTTTAAGGAGGGGGCGCCGGTGATACATTTGGCAGACCATGTAAACTGTTTTGACTTAGCCGAGTTATTGCGTGGTAACGTTCGTCCTGAGTATATGGCGGTAATACACAGTTGGGTACGGTTACATGATGGCAGTAGCGACTAGAGAGTACACGGTACATCTAAGAAAGTGCATAACGGCTGAGGGTGTACTGCACGGTTCGCAGGACTTGTTTGTCAATTCCACGTACAAACGCATTATCATCAGGGCTGGCAGGCGTGGCGGAAAGACGTTAGGAATTGCCAAGCGGGCGGTTAAAAAGTTCTTAGCGGGACGCAGGCAGCTATACACGGCGCCAACCGCTGAGCAGACTGATGCTTTTTGGTTTGAGGTAACCAGGGCGCTGAGAGAGCCGATTGATGCCGGTGTATTTAAACTAGACAAGTCAGAGCGGTTTATTGAGGTTCCCGGGACTAAGCAGAGAATAAAGGCAAAAACTGCCTGGGATGCTGATAGTATGCGTGGCGACTATGCTGATGATTTGTATCTGGACGAGTACCAGCTAACCAACGAGTCAGCCTGGGAAGATGTAGGACAGCCGATGTTGATAGACAAAAATGGAGATGCGGTGTTCATCTACACACCTCCGTCATTAAAGTCTGCGGGTAGGAGTCAGGCTAAAGACCCGAGGCACGCCAGTAAACTGTTTAAGAAAGCACAGGCGGACACAACCGGGTTATGGCAGGCGATATATTTCACTACATTAGACAACCCTTTTATCAGTCAGGAGGCTATAAAATTAGCGTCTGAGGGGATGTCGCTTGACAGTTACCGGCGGGAGATACTAGCGCAAGATGACGAGATAGAGACCAGCTGGTTGGTGCATGGGATGTGGAATGAGACGCTATGCAAGATTAAGCGGTTCGAGATACCGCATAATTGGGACATATACTCAGGGCATGACTTTGGGTCAAGTAATCCTGCGGCGTTGTTTCTAGCGAGGGTTAAACTGCCGTTACCTGCTGGTGCGGCGGCGTATATGAGACAGGGTGACATAGTGGCGTGGAGGGAGTATGCGCCAGGGGCTGGGTACTCAATGATACAGCATGTTGATAGGTTCAAGGAGATAGTCAAGGGGTATCAGGTCAAGCGGAGTCGAGGCGGGAACTTCACAACTGAGGATGAGATACGGCAGGGATACACGCGGGCTGGATGGTGCATATTGCCACCTGTGGCAAGCAAGGTCAATGTCCAGGTAGACCGGGTGATACAGTTAGAGGAAGGGAATAGGCTGTACATCTTTGATGACATGTGGCAGACGTTAGGGCAGATGGCGAATTGTTTATGGGAGTTAGATGATGAGAACAAGCCGACAACTGGGAAGATAGCAAACGATGGGAGAAATCACATTCTTGCATGTTTGAGGTATATAGCGAGTGATGAGGATTTCAGGTCGGAAATGATAGTAGAGCGAAGGCGAGAGGCGGTAAGTATATGAGCACGATAGAGGATATAAAGAAGAAGCGAGACGAGTTGTCGGAGTTACATAGCCGAATGGATACAGACAGGGACATCGTGACGTTGTTGCCGTTTGTGTTAAAGGGGTTTGCGGAGCACTTGAAGGGCGAAACTATACCGAATAGTGTTAGTGTTACGTTAAACAAGGCGGTGGTATTTGCTGACTCGTTCATCAGTACATTGAGCAGTGCGAAGCGGCAGTGCGAGGTAACGGGATTAAGTGATACGGCTAATCATGATGTAGAGCAGTTTGCGAATAGTCTGATGTATGATATAGACCAGAAGCAGGTAAAGCAGGGGGCGGGGAATACGGCGGTCTGGTTCAGCCAGCACATAAGTTATCGCGGGTTGATAGGGTATCAGCTAAATATAGAGAGAGACAAGGAGGACAAAAAGGTAGCCATATATAGACCGAGTCCGATGGACATGAGGTGGGCTACGTGGCAGGAGGGCGAGGAGGATTACGATTGGGTAAGCAACCACACGAGAAGAGACGGGATAGAGCTTTACGGTAAATATAAGGACAAGAAGGGTAGCAAGGTAAACTTGATTAACCAGGACAAAAAGAGTATGGAGGTAGAGAACTGGTATAGTCAAGATAAACACGAGGTCTGGGCGGATGATGCGTTGATATTTGAAGAAGACAACACGTATGGGTTCATACCGTGTGTTATTATCAAGCCATTAACGGGGATATTCATAGAGGATGTAGGTTTTCTCAAGTATCGGTACGAGGGCATATTGGGGTTAAACAGGTTAATATACGATGAATGGAACAGGCTAGCGAGCATCTTGCAGACGATGGCGGTGGCGATGCTTTATCCTGTATTGGCGAGTGAGACGGAGGATGGGGCGCCTGCGTTAAAGAGTTACCCTTATAATGGTATGCTGGTACCGTTAAAGAAGGGTGAAAAAATATATAACATATTAACGCCAGAGATAAGCCAGGCTTTTCTGACGGCGTTACAGAATTTAGATAAGGCATTACAACAGGGTGGCATAAGTGATGCTGAGCTGGGTGACGCGACGATGGATAGACCTGGGGTCTGGTACACTCAGCAATGGACGATACGTAATAGGCGGATGAGTCCGCGCATGGAAGCCATAAGCCAGATGTACGAGGAGATAGTCAAGTTGGGCATAAAGGAAGCCCGGGTATTTAATCTAAAGCCCAAACTAAAGGGAGTATTATATGACAGTTTGCCTGACCCTGATGATATAGAGATAAAATATCGGGTAATGGTGGAAGACAGGGTAATGGATGTAGTGAGGGCTGAGCTAGGCAAGGCAATGCAGGGGTTCTTACCAGACGAATATATATTGAGGGATATAATGCACGCTGAAGACCCTGACGGTATCATGAACGAGATGGCATTACAGAGGGCGAAGGCAGAGAATCCAGTGGTGTATTATAGAGATACATCAAGGCGTTTACGGGTGCTGGCGAAGGAGAAGTATGGTCAGGAGAAGAAGAACTGCATAGCGGATGCTAAGATGTACGGGGAATTGATGGTACAGGCGATGCAGCAGCAGGCGATGCAGGGGCTGCCGGAATCAAGTGAGAAGGTGGGTCAGACGGGGCAGGCGGCTGCGTTGCAGGCAATAACGGGGATGATGAAGGGTGGGAATGGGAATAAGCCTCAATTAACACAAGGTAGGGAGGTAATGAATGCCAGATAATATTGAATTTGAAGATGACGGTTCGGTAGATGCGTTATACAAGCTGTATGACTTGACGGCAAGCCGATTAAAGCAGGGTGGAGGTTTTATACCTCAGATAAAGAAGCCTGGTATAGAGGATGCGTTTAAGGTAAATGACACAGAAAATATACAGTGAGAGAGAGACACTAGAGCATTTCAAGAAGCTTGCTGAGGAGCGTGCGAGAAAGGCGCAACCCATTCAGCCGATAGACATACCGGAAGAGAAGCTACCTGCTGATAAGCTACCTGCTGATAAGCGGGGAGTCCTGTTATTTGACTATGAGCAGGCAAAGGAGCTTTTTGGCTATGAGCTACCTAATAGCAGCTGGAGGCTGAAGGGTTTACCTACTAATTATGGTTATGAGTGGCATAGGGTACGACCTGATGGCGTGGAGATAACGCGTAGCGGTAGGGTTATAAGTCCTGAAGGGAAGATAATACCGCAGGAGCAGTTTTATACAGTAGAGGGGTTTGACCGTCCGGTATCAGAAACCGAATTAAAGTATATTAAGGAGAACTTACCGAGGGGACAAGCCAGGATAAAGAAAGTTATAGCGCAACAAAAGCTGAAGTCCATAGAGCAACAAGAGGAGTGGGAGAAGTCGCCTGAAAAACAGGTTTATGACGCTCTGAATAAGATTTACACCGACCAGGATATAACTCAGGTGGTGAACTTCATACAGACAGAGCCAAAGGTATTTGCGGAGCAGATGAAGGAATACGGCAGGAGTCCAGAGACTGTGACGTTGCTGAGGGCAACCGGATGGAACGACCAGCAGATTAGCTTTAACTTTATGTCAGACGGAGAGAAGGTGGAGTTCTATAATGACCTGTTAAAGCAGGGGCAGAGTGCAGAGACAGAGGCGATAATACGGGAGATAAACCCTGATATAGAGCAAAAGACGATAGACAAGTTTTTTGAGCAAGTAGAGATTGAGGAACCACCTGACTATATTCCAGAAGATAAATGGAAGGATAGGATAGATGCTTTTTATCTTGGTACGGTAGAAGCAGTGCACATGACAAAACAATTCTTCAAGAGCGATTTGCCTAAGTTACTTTCTAAGATATATTCTCCATTGTGGACTGAGGAAGCTAAAAAGAATGCAGTAGATACAGCTAACGAACGGTATGCTATGTATGAAGAAAAGATGCAGGATTGGTATGAAGCACATCCTGAATTAAAAATAAAACCAGAGTACGAGAAGTGGAATATAAAGAAGATGAAAGACCCCGATTACTTGATGTACCAAATTGCCAGATACGCACCGCCTACGTTAGCTGCAATGATACCGGGAATGGTAGTTTTTGGGGTTACTGGTAGTCCAGCAGCGGGGGCTGCTGCTGGAGCAATGACATTCTTCCCGATGGTATCACATGACTCTTATGTACAGTTAAAAGAATCTGGTGCTGACGAAGATACTGCAATAGTACTTGCGCCTATTATTGGTGGCATAGTATCAGGGTTAGAGATGGCAAGCGATATTCCTCAATTAATAGCTTTCAAACCAGCTTTGGGTATATTCAGAAAGGCACTTATTAAGGGGTTGGTTGAAAATACTCTTATTCAATTGATAAAACGAGGTATTACAACCGTAGGGACTATTACTTTTGCAGAGTCATTTACCGAGATAGCGCAAGATGTGGTAATGAACGTATCGTTGAACTATTTTGACAAGAACCGTAGCATAATTGAGAGCATACCCGAGACATTTTTTACAACACTGGTAGTTACTTCTCCTTTTGCTATATTTGGTGGTGCTACATCAATGATACACGTATCTACGCCAAAAGCACTAGCTGCTGCGGATAAGACAGGCTGGACACAAGACGAGATGGGGGAATGGTATCAGCTCAAGAAGCTCGTTGACATAATGAAGGAGCAGTATCAAAAGTTTCGGGACGCTGGACTGAGTATTGAGGAGGCGAAGGTCAAGGCGTTGA